ATACGAGAAGATCTGAAAAATTTTGCAAAGGATCATCCAGATATTGCGGATTTGACGGAAGAGATTAAGTCCATAATTGAAGATACTCCGGGGCTTTCTATTTCACGAGCATACGCGCTTGCGAAAACTGAGAACCCGGAGAAGGTCAAGACGTTGGATGAGAAATACAAACCTGCTGACGATCCGGCGAAGAAGCAACCTTTCGGTGGCCTCACGCCAACCTCTGGGACTGCGCCCATGGGTGATGATGGTAAACCACTGACGCAAGAGAAAGCTGCAGATAAGGCTTGGGATGATACGTTAGGTAAATTCCCTGGCATTAAAGATATACTTTCAGAGTGACGGCAGCGGGTGTTTTAATCAATAGGAGAATCAATGGCCGTTCAAACATTATCTGAGGCACTTGATAACCTCTATACTACGACTTGGCTTCACATGAAAAGTGAGGCTATCGATAATATCTTCTCATCTATTCCTTTTTGGGCATGGATGAAAGAGAACAATCGAATGAAGTCCGTAGTCGGTGGTCGTCAAATCCTCGAAGCGGTTGAGTACGGAAAGAACGATGATGTAGCGTTCATTGGGAAGGGTGGTACCGTTCCCTTGAACGATCGTGAATTCTTAACTCAGGCCGTTTGGGATTGGCATTACCTGGTTGTTCCTATCGTCCGGTTCGGAACGGATGATCAGAAAAATCGTGGTAAGACCAAAATCATGGATCTGATGAGTGCGAAGCTGAACAATGCCAAGAGTAGTCTTACGGACAAGCTTGAGAATGCTTTGTTCGCGACTGCAACTGGTACTGTTGGTGGGGCATTTGCAGGTCTTCGTCATCTTGTACAGGATGATCCGACTGCTGCTGTCAGCATTGGCGGAATCAATCAGGCAACCTATACTTGGTGGCAAAATCAGTTCTTTGACGATCTTTCAGCCACGTTCAATGCAGGTGTGTTGCAGAATATGCGGCATATGCTGAATGCGTGTATGAATAATCGCTCACAGGACAAACCTGATATTATCGTTACCGATCAGCTCAGCTATGAGCTTTACGAAGGTGTTGCATTGCCAGTCTCGACGTATGCTGGCGTTCTGCGAGTGCAGAATACAAAGATGCTGGACCTTGGTTTCGATAGTCAGGCTTTCAAGAACATACCAATGGTATGGTCACCTGAATGTCCTGCAACTAAGATGTATTTTCTGAATACTAAGTTCTTGTTCTACATCTACGATCCTGGTATGAACTTCGACATGACGGATTGGAAGTCTATTCCGGATCAGGTGAATGATCGGGCTGCACAGATCGTTAGTGCCTGTTCATTTGTTACTAACCGCAGACGGACGCAGGGCGTGCTGTTCGGCCTGCCCGTTACGTAGGAGTAACATATGGCTAACTATGGTATTAAAAAGATCTTTCAGACCAAACTCACCGCTAATGAGTTAACTGACGTTGAGGGTATTGGTTGTCTTCGCTTTGAAGGTAACAAAGTCTATAAGTGGGTAAAGTACAACTCAGGTGCTGGACCTGTAGCGGCAGTCGCTGGTAACGTAGTTTACTACTATGGCGCTAGCGGTGTCGGTACGGTTGGCTATGATGATTGTGTTGTCACTATGGACTTGACTGACGCTGTGCTTGGCGCAGGTGTTCTGCAAGCTATTCTTACGAATGGCTACTATGGTTGGATACAGGTTAGGGGTCCAGCGACTCTTACCACTGCTCTAACCGCAGGCGCAGACGGCAACGCACTAACAATCGTTGGTACAACGGACGGTACTCTTGACGTTTCGGCTCTTGTAACGGATCATATCTGTGCTTATGCGTTCGACGCATCGGCAAAGATTATCAGTTGCGAGTTTCCATTCTAAGAGGAAAAGGAAAGGGGGGCTTCGGCTCCCCGATCCCTTGGAGATAATATGGGCTTTTTAACATTTCAAGAGATTCGTGAAGAGGTGATGGCTTATCATACCGATAGATCTGACCTTACAGCTACACGAGTCAATAGAGCTATTAATTTAGCTCAGTATAGAATTGCCCGTCGACATGATTGGGATGATCTGAAGTATACCATATTAGGTACTCTATCCGTGTCACCGGGAGATACTGCACAGGACCGAAGAACTGATAGACTAATTGATATGTCTACCTTGCTTACAGGTGGCTTCAGATTTAAAAATCTCTATACGTTTAAACTTCGTGAACCTGGAACTGGACGATCGGAGAAACTTCGTGGACTGGTCCACAAAGATTTTGATGCTCGGTTTCCTGACCCTGATTTCCATAGTCGCAGTATGCCTCTCGCTTATACTTGGTTTGGAACTCGTGTTTCTAGTGGGGCGGAAGTTAAGAAAAATATGCTCGAAATTGTTCCCGCCCCCGACGTAGCATATCAGTATGAGCTTAGGGTAACCGTGCAGCCTAGAATACTAGGAGATGGATTAGTAGATGGTGATCCACTCGACTTTAATTCACATGACGATGCGGTTATAAATTTAGCTGTTAGTATAATTTATCAATCATTTGGACGTGAGGATAAGGCATTAGAATACTTTAAGATTTATAGTGTTCTTGTGCAAGAACTTATCGATGCTGATGATAGAAATCCGCATTCAGAAATTATCGGACAGCCGGTTCCCGGCGGAGTTTCTGGTCAGTATTGGAGAGACCCATTTGTGAGAAGTAATCCATGAGTGAACTTAGGGATAAACAAGTAAAGTTTGCTCGTGATCTCTCGAGACTTATTGCTCACGCTTTTGATCTTGGTTACGAAGTTACTTTAAGTGAAGTTAAGCGGGATCAACGAATAGCTGATTTAAACGCTACAGCTGGTAAGGGTATTAGTAGAAGTTTACATCTAGTATCTCTTGCAGTAGACCTTAACTTATTTAAGCATCAAGAGTATCTTGATAAATCTGAGGATCATGAAATTCTTGGCGAATGGTGGAAAAGTTTAGGCCCAGAACATTTTTGGGGTGGGGATTTTAAAGATTCTAAAGGTAATCCAAAACCCGATGGAAACCATTACAGTATTGGATATGAGGGTCGGAAATGACAGCTTTTACTAGAACTTGGAACACTGCTCTTGAGGCAATTCCAGCCGATGCGAACGTCGTCTCTCAGGGTGCGCAACGCATGAGAGAGCGTTGGGTTGATCTTCGAGAGCGTCTTGAGGTAGATCATGAATTTGGTGGTGAATCTGGAACACCATCAGAAGCTGGTTATCACAAGAAGATTACCTTTCGAGAGCAAAGTGGCGATCCAACGATTCCTGCAAATAATATCGGTTTGTATTCAAAAGATGTATCAGGTAAGACTGAGCTGTTTTGGAAAGATCCAGATAGTAATGTAACTCAGTTAACACATCTTGGAAAGTTGCGAGCTTTCATAACTAGTAATAGGTGGACCGGTGCTCAGATTTCCAATGAGTATAGTTTAGGTACAACATCTGGGGCTATTAATACAGATCTAGTAAATGGTCAACACTTTTCCGTAACCTTAAATGGCGGTGCTACTTTTCAAGCTCCAGCAAATGCTCAGATAGGAGCTATCGTAGTTTTACGAGTAATTCAAGATGGTACAGGTTTTCGTACTGTTAATTTTGGATCTAATTTTACAAAAGTCGCTGGACTTGATATAACTGCATCTACAGATGCTAATAAGCAGGATATATATACTATATATAGATATACTGCATCTACTTGGACTATTCTCGGTATTCAGAAAGACATAACGAGTGCTTTATAATGGCTTTTAATTCTGTATTAGCTATGGGATTAAGTGGTCGAAGTTTTCTGCTAGTTCTAGCTAGCGGCGATACAGAGTATGTTGTAGAAAATAATCTTGTTACCACGTACCCTACAAGTGGTGGATCAAAGGCTGGAGATATTATTACACTATCCATCCCACCCGGGGTAGTTCGTGGAGCATCAAATACTTCTAGTTACGCAATAAATGGAGATACCTTACATAATGGTGCCAGACTGATTATTATAGTAGGAATCACAGCAACTATAACTGGTCATGGTGGTGCTGGCGGGGCTGGAGGTATCTATACAGCCGGATCTCCAGAGTCTGGAGCACCCGGATCACCAGGTGAAAATGGTGGTACAGCTGTTAAATTAGGTTGTTACACTACTATCTCAGGTTCAGGAACTGTAACAAAAGGTTATGGTGGTGGAGGTGGAGGTGGGCCAGACACAACCTTAAATCGTGGAGGTTGTGGGGGAGGAGGAGGAGCTGGGAGTTATCCATCGGTTGCGGGAGCTGGTCAATCTCCTGCTGAGTGGGGAGGTTTTGGCACCTTAACAACTGGTGGTGCAGGGGGAACGACAAACGGCTTCGATGGCGGTAAAGGTGGTGATATCGGAAGTCCCGCAGTTGCCGGACAAAATGGTACAAACGTTGGCGGTGCGGCGGGAACCGATGGTAAAGCCATTGAACTTAATGGTTTTACAGGATCATTTACCGCAACTATCGTAGGCGATATATCATGACGTTATCAACTCGATTTAATTTCCAAGACTGGACAAAACCTCAGTATGACCAGTTAAGGGATATGTCATTACAGTTAGAAAAGTTAAATCAGTTAATTATTGGTAGATATTTCTGGCCCCGCACCGCTGCCGAGATCGCTGCCGGGGTGACGCCGGTCAATTACTACTACGAGCCGGGGGATGTGCGGCGGTATGGGGCTAGTCCGACTGCATCGGCTTCAGTAAATACAGCCGCTTTTGTGGCGGCCTCAGCTTCGCTTTCCGACAATTCGATATTCAAAGTAACTGGAGGCAACTATCACGTATCACCTACTAAAGGCATATACGAGACGATTGCCGCTAACTTCGCGATCTCGAATCTTGATGGCGTCTCTATTATTTGTGATGGAGCCACAATCATAGATGACAATGTTTACGCTGGTACTGATGCTGCGCTGCTGTTCAGTTTAACAAATTGTTCAAACATAAAAGTTCGTCTGAATATTACAACTCAGGCGTGGACTGTCAATAAGGTTGGTCTTAACGTAGTCCAGTTCCTTCAGGGCTGCACCGGGATTGATGTTGATGTAGAAATTACTGGTGGTATTGCTGCGGTGTGGGCTTACCGGATAGCTGCCGATCCTGTCAGTTATACGAGCAGGCTTTTTAAGATAAGGGTTCATGCCACGAATAATGAATATCCTTTGTTGCTTGAAAAGTCGGGCGATGAAGTGAAGGCGCAAATATATTCAACGGCTTGCGGTAGGACTTTCTTCATCCACGGAGTGAAGAATGTTGATTTGCAGGTGCATTCACTCAATCCGGTAGCGACCTCGATCATCGCGGCCTATGGCGGTTCCGGTTGCGACGGTGTGAACGTTGATTATTACGACCGCGATAGCACCGCAGCAACAGCCTCAGCACCGTTGGTCGCCATACAGTACAGCGATCAGACAGCGGCAACGATACGTAATGTTGCCTTAAAGTTTAACGTGCAGGCGAATGCCGGAGCCGCCGAATGGCACGACAATGTCAGAGTAGTGAAGTTAGACAATGCTGGAGCTGTGGATAACGTAGGTCGCGGGCACGTTCTCGACGGATTGGATATTTCTGGTGTCATGGGCCATCAGAGTAGGAAGAACATCACCAATGTGGGATTTGGGGATTTCGTCACGACTGGTACTGCGGACGTGCAACGTAATATCAATTTCCACGATCTCACTGTGACGGGCGTCAGTGGCGGCGGAAACATTGATTTTAACCTTGGCGCACTCAGCGGGGTTGCTCGGGCTGCTAACATTATTGGTACTGTTCCCGGAAGTACGGTTAGGTAATGGGCGCGTACTGTACGAGGCTGTCAATGCAGTAGCGTTTACCGATGGGGCCGCTAACGCTGACGTTCATACCTACATTGCCTCCACACAAACAACCCCCCAAACGTTACAGATTAATAAAACATACCTTAACTCCACCGAGGGGGCTCGGCAGTTAGATAACGTGAATGGCCAGTCTGTGATTATCAGCAGCCTCGCCAATGACGCGGTGACTCAACTCACCCCGACTAACGATGCAGACTCAATTTCGTTCGTCTTTATGTTGGGCGATGGTGGTGCTTCTGCGCAATTCCTGCTGCAAGGGGCCAACCATGCGACATTCCTGGTGTCTGACCCGACGGCTAATTTCAGCATTACAGCCGCCACTGCCAACAAGACGAACGTGTACTGGAGTGCGGGAAATTCCCGGTACGAATTGGAGAACAAGCGGGGCTCTGCACAGTCGTATCAGGTTGTTTTGATAAGCAGGATTTTCTAATTTTTACGGGAACTGAGGCTGGCGAGCTACTACAGCTAAGGAGAACGATATGGGACTTGCAGACTTGAATGTTGGCGAAGAAAACTTGTAACAAACATGCCTACTGAACGCGAAGGTATAGTAAAAACTATCAAACCTGATTGGCAAGATTCAGATATTGAAAATTTTGCTGGAGGCTTAAATAGTTCTAAGTCTATAGATAGTATAAAGAATAATCAATTAACTCTTGCAACTAATGTGCGAGTTGATCGAGATATTCTTGTTGGAGACCTTGGATACTATCCATATAAAACTGTTAGTACTACTTTAAGTGCAAGCTATATTGCCGGAGATACAGCTCTTACTGTTTCTCCAGCTGGGAATAAGGATGCTAAGATTGGGGGAAAGATATATGTTAATTTAGATAATGGTTCAGTTTTTATAACTACTATTGCAGCTATTACTCCTACTACTTATACCTTATCTGAAGGTTTGCCATCTGCGGCTACAAGTGGCAATCGTGTTGAGGCGGAGCGCTATCTTATTGGCTCCCCGCTGAAATTCCATAAATTAGAATTGACTAATGGTTCAACACTATATTTTATGCTAACTACTAAGACTTTATATAAAGATAGTAGTCTTGGATACTGGGAACCAGTTGGTAGATCTACAATTAACACTACGGTATCTGGTATATTAACTGATACAACAGAAATATCTGTTACTGATACAACAGGTTTTGCAGTTGGAGATGTTATTCGAGTTGCTAGAACAAATAGTAAATACTACGTTGGAATAATAACATCTATTACACCTGGAACGCCTGGGGTACTTAGCTGCGCTAATGAAACAATAACCGGTACTGCAACAGGTCAAGCAGTTAGAAAATGTATTACACTGACTGGTACAGTATCTGATAAAATCAGCGCAGTATCTATTCCATGGGCTGATCAGATGGTATTTACAAATGGGTTAGATGCTATACAAGTTTATGATGATACAACCGGTTTTGTTTCGGATCTAACTGGTTTACCTTCTGGAGGAAATACTAAAGCTAAATCTCTGGCAGTATATGATTCTAGTTTATTTCTTATCTCCACCATTGAAGGTGGAGTAAACTATAGACAACGAATTCGATATTGTGATAACGCAGACATTATTGAATGGGTAGCTGGGAATGCTGGATCAGTTGATCTTTTAGATACCACGAAGGAGTGTTATGCTGGGAAGATACTTGGACCGTATATGTATATCTATCGGTCAAAAGGTATCTTTCGAGTATCTCGTTCTCAGCGCGAAGACCGACGTTTTGACTTTGATGAAATGATAACTAATCATGGAATTTTATCTTCTGATTGTTTACAGGAGATTGCTGAAAATCAGCACGCGATCTTTGATGATGAGAATATCTTTTTATATGACGGTGGGTTTTCTGTTGATCCGATTGGCACTCCGATAAAGAGGGATATATTTGGTTTAACTGGAATAATGGATATAACAGCTAAACGTAAAAACTCGTTGTTATATGTTCCAGAGCTTAGGGCTCTCTATGCTGTTTTTCAAGCTGCCGGAACTAGTAGTCCACTTTTATCTTATCGTTACAGCATCGATGAAAAAGCATGGACTACTAGAGTATTTCCAGCTCCAGCTTACAGTATGGGATATGGTAATCAAGCTTCTGCTGTTACTTGGCAGACTGTTCAGGGTATATGGTCGTCTGCTAATTATGCCTGGAATGCTGCTATCACCGCTGCACTTGCTGATACTATTTTGTTGGGTATCGGAGACCATCCGGCAGGTGGAAGTTATGTCTATCAGCAATCTTCTGAGACCGACGCTAACAGTGATATAAGTTATACCGTTCAAACTAAAAACTTCATCGAAAACTATAAACTTCGATTTGATTGGATTGACGTCTGGTGTTCTGGTGGAACGATAGTAGTAGAATATAGTATAAATAGAGGTCAGAGCTGGGCAAATTACGGAACTATAACTGCCAGTGTCGATATAGCTAGACATAGAGTAAGTAGACAATTTATATCGGAACAATATATGTTCAGATTTAGGTCTACAGATCCGAATTTTTCAATCTTAAAACTACGGATGAGGCTGGCTCCGGAAACGGAACAGTAAAACTTATGAGCTTTTTAGGTGGTATTTTTGATAATGTTGTGGATGTTTTCCAGGATATGGGGAAGACCACAACTAGAGCTATAAAAAGTACTGGTGAAATACTCGGTGGGACTAAACCTTCCGCGAAAACCACTGCACAGCCAATACTTACTCCAGAACAGCAAGCACTTTTAGACAGTCTAACTAAAATGTTTCAGACTAAAGGAGGAGATCTTGCAGGTTTCGATACCTATACTGGAATAGCAGGCGCACCAGCTAATAACCTTCAAGGTATGTCTCTTGCAGCTCTTGAACAAATGTCTATGAATATGTCATCACCAGATAGTAATAAGGCACTAGCTGAGGGGCAACTTGGATCTTTTCTTCGGGGGGAGAAGACTGGTGAATCTAGCTTTAATGAATTCTTTAAGAGTAATATTCAAGACCCAGCAGTTGAAGCTTTTAATGAAGATGTGTTACCTTCTATCAGTCGGAATTATGGAGGGGCTAGTTTCTTTGGATCAGATAGGCAAAAAGCTGATCAGCGGGCTACTAAAGATTTGACAACTGGCCTTACAAGGGAACGAGCCGCTGGACAGTATGCAGAACGAGATAAAAATATAGAAACTTTATTAGCTGCTATAGGTCTAGCTCCACAAGTTGAGAGTGGTTTTGCTGGTATCAGTAGTTCAATGCTTGATAGTTCACTTAAAGCTAGAGAATCGGAACAAAACACTTTAGATGCAATGTTCAAGAGGTACCTATCTGAACAGGCCTTACGTGGGGATGCTTTCCAACAAATGTTATCAGTTCTTCAAACTCCCGCATTTGAGAATATCGTACTTAATAATCCTGGCCAGAAAGGAGTGCTTGGAGACGCATTGGTAGCATATATAGGAAATAAGTGCGCTATTGCTATTTGTGTTTTCGGTATTACAAACCCAGAATGGCTGAAATTCTTTGTGTGGAAAGAGACCAATGCTCCACACTGGTTTAAGAATTGGTATAATTATAACGCAGTTGTAGTAGCTAACTATATTCAGGATGAAGTATTTATCAAAGCTGCTATTCGTATCTGGATGCGTTGGATTATTCGATAGTTTGTTCAAATTCTGAACATAGGTGATATATGGCTACAGTAGTTCAAGTTGGTGAAGATACTAGATACAGTGATATCGGTCAAGGGCTTGGAGCTTTGGCACGTTATTTTCATGAACGAAAAAAGAAGGATGAGCTTGATCGTAAAGCAGAGGATATTGCTAGACAGATTGCAATAGCACCAGATTATGATAGTGCCGTTACAATTTTAAACACCACCGATCCGAAAGTTCTTGAGATGCACGGTGACCGTCTAAGACAAGGTGTTCAAGATAAGTATCGAAAGCAAAGTATTGTTACTGGTTACGATCCTAGCGGAGCGCAAAAGGGTGTTGTTGTTAAAGAGTTTGATGATATACAAAAGCAGTTAGATGCGGCTGGCGTTGGACTTAAAGGTCCATCTCCTGCGTGGGGAGTAGAGATTGATGGTAACATGGATACCGCACCTGATGAAGTTACTGCTGATCTTAGAGTTCAAGATGCTCTCAAGCGTGGTGGTAAAGGTCGCAAGATTGCTCCGCCACAGGTTGAATCTGAATTAACTCTTTATAAAATTGAACAGGATGCAATAACTGATCGTATTAAAGCTAGACAATCTGGTGCAAATAAAACCCAGGATTGGGAAGCGATTTGGCGTGCACGTTTTATAACTGAAAGTAGCAATGATACTCTTATTACACCAGAAGGAACAAAGACTCTTATAGATACCGAGTCTAATATAGATAGTAACTTTAAAACAGTCTATGGAACTCTCGGGGCTGGCGGAGTTATGTTCCAGTCTCCGGGTAAAGGTCGTATGTATGAGACTGCAAAGGGTGTTACAAGCAAGATAATCGGTCGTGGCGGATCTATGCCGCTGGCTCTTAAAGCTGGTAAGATTGCTGGAGACCTTGAGATTGTTGGATCTATGTTAGATGGTCAGGCCGAGGAAGTTACAGGATTAGCTACTGATAAGGTTGTAATAGATCAAGCATTTTTGCGAGACTTTAATATGAATAGCTCCAAACTATATGAGCTTAAAATGAAAGTTGAGGGAGCAAACTTTCCAGAGTATATACCTTCTAAGCCAGAAACTATTCATGAATATCCTTTAACCTCTGGTGCGAGATTACAGTTTATCATTGTGGATGGTAAGTTTATTCCGTTACAGCGAGTTAAGTAATGCCAACCCTCCTAAATGTTGAACCATTTGACGATAGTCCAGATGCGTCAGATAGTCCAATGCCACAACCGTTTAACCAAACTGTTCCGGGTAATGATGTTCCGCCGCAGATTCTTGAAGTCAATTCAGATGAAGATCCTTATGGTTGGGTAAACGAGGATACGGTCCAAGGCGTAAAAAATATAGTCGTTGGCGCTACCGATACGATAGGATCTATTATCTCCCAGCTTTTTATTGCCCCTTTCCGACATTACGACGCCGCCGGAAAGGCGATCTTTAATACGTTGGCTGGCAATACCGAACAGCAGAACGCTGATCTAGCAGATAATTATCTAGCTGAACAATCCAAGATGGCGGCTAAACAGGGTATCTGGAAGTTTCTAAACTACGAACCCTCTACTGATGCTGGAGCTGCAATTAGTGGCGCGGTTATGTATATACCAGAGAAGGTTGGAGCCGTAACTCAGTTTTTCGGTGAACATTTTGCAGATGCAATTGGAGCTGGAGTAGACAATCTTGCGTGGGCTATTCGTAACTCACCAAGACTTCCAGGTAAGGAATGGACAGCAGAAGATGAATATCGGTTGTCGAGTGCCACCGTGGGAGCAAAAGCTTCCCTGCAGACCTTGGCACGTGTACTTCCAGATGCGGCCTTGCTAGGACTACCAGCGTTGGGGCACATCAGGCGGCGAAGCCGCGAGGCTGGGCGTCTCGCCAACGCAGATCGAATCTCTGACGGTTTGCAGAAAACAACTATGCCGTTTATAAATCTCCGGGGGCTTGAGAACTTTAACGATAAGCCACTTACCCCAGTTGAAATGGAAAATATCCGAACACAGGTCAACGCTGGACAGTTTTCAACAGATATTTCTATCGAAACTGTGGGTGGAAAACCGGTTAGGATATTAACAGGTGATGATACGGTACGTTCTCTACAAATGATGGAACAGACACAAGGTGTGCGTGTCAGAGATGTTAAAGTTCGAATGGTAGAGAAGACTAGATATAGTGAAACTGAGTTAGCGGAGCTTGATACTCTGGGGAAGTTAGGATTCTCGGATATTATTAGTAACGCTGCAAAGCTAGACTCTACCGGGAAGGCTCAGTCTCTAACGTTTAAAGAAAAGTTAGTTCGTTATGGTCTTGATGCTAGTGGTAACTTAAAGAAGAAGTTACTAGAAGAAGCTGGGCCTCAAGGTGAAGCTGCTGTTCAAGCCCTCGAGCTTGCAGCCGGCGGTACTCCAAGAGCTGCATTACTATATGGAAATTTAAAGAAAGAGGTATGGTTTAAGAAAGGAAAGAACGACCCAGCTTTAGGATACGATCAAAAGTATGTTACTAAATGGGACTCGAAAACAAAGTATTCTGAGCGTCAACTTTTCGATTATTTTCTTCACGCCGATCGTGCACTTGAGATAGCTAAAACCAAACCTGGAAGGGTTAAAACAAAGAAGGTTACGACTCCTGAAGGACAAGTTATTGAAACCTCGAAGTTTACTGGTTACAGACTGGACGGTCCAATAACTCCTAGTAATGCTTCAGGGATTTTAGTTGAAATTAAGCGGTTAGTTGGTGATAAGAGATACGCTCAATTTGAGGAACGTGGAGCACATTTCTATGAAGGTATGAAAGTTGCATTGGATCGAATGAAGGGGGCTGGTCTTATTGACGATGCTGCTTATAATAAGATGAAAGGACTCAATTATCTTACTCGTAGATTCTCCGCAGAGATAGATAACATCAAGATAAATGATGGTAGGTTAATGACTATAGGCGATAGTGGAATACCTTATCTTAAACACGGCACAAAAGATAGGGCTTTTTTCACTGATGTAGAGGCGGTAGCTGCTGAACATATAGCTAGAGCCGAACGACGTATCGCGAGAAATGATGCAACTCGAGCATTAGCAGCAGTCGCAGAAAGTGGACAGGTCGACTGGATTAGACCGTTCGATGGTAAGAGAGTTCCAGCTGGATACAAAGAAATCAAGTATCTTGAAAGCGGCAAGTCTAAGTCTCTGCTCATGACTGAGAAGATGGCGGCTGAGTGGACGTATGGTGATCTAGGTGTTAACTTTGCACTCGCCGAAATCATGCGTATAACTAGTGGTTCAACTTTGGTTAAAGCTCTCGCAACTGGCTACAATCCAGAGTTTGCAGTTCGTAACATTATCCGAGACGTGCAGCATGCATGGCGCGCAACTGGAACACAGTTCTCATCATTTGCTCCGATTTACGCTGGGCAACTTTCAGTTAACTTAACAAGAACAGCTAAGGATGCATTTCTAAAAACTGGAGCTTATCGTGATTACGTGATGGAGGGTGGAGGCTTTGAGACACTCACCCATCAGGGGCGAAATCTCTCCCGATCACTTGACGAACAAACTTCAACTATATCTCAACTGGGGTATAACAAAAGTAAGTTTGCTGAACGTCTATCGAATGTAAAAAGCGCTCTTGCTGTTGTTGGCGAGTTCTCGGAACTTTGGGTAAGGTTAGCCATTCGAGATCGAGTGTTAATGAACCAGAAGAAAGCTGGCTTACCCCCTGATCCTGTAACAGCTACTCATGTTGCTCGTGGATATCTGGATTTTTCTCAAGGTGGCACACTAACTAAAGCTATTGATACATCTATTCCATATCTTAATGCAAACGTGCAAGCTATTAGAACTGGATTACGTCCTTATACTCAGGGAGGTAAGATGGCAGCAGTTACGGCTTTTAAAGATCTTCAGATCATTGGAGCTAAAGCGTGGTTGCAATCGAGATTTTGGAATGGTAGTACAAAAGAACAAGAGGCTATGCGCATGGTCTCAGATGAAACTCTTATCAGTAACTTTATCTACCCACTTGGAATGCATATAGTAGATGATGATGGAGTTGTGAAGCCTTTAGTTCTACAATTTCCAATTGATAATTCGATTGTACCACTCTCGGGACCACTTGATCTTCTGATTAAGAAAGCTAACACTGGGGAAAATCCTAGTAAAGCGTTACTTGATCTTCTACGAGCAGCCAATCCGATTGGTGTAACTCCAACTGTTCCGACTGTTCAAGCTTTTTTAGGTTATGCCACTAACTATAATTTCTATACTAATGATCAGATTTGGAAAGGTAAGGAAGTATATCCTGGATACGAGTATACAGATAATACTCCAGAATTCTATAAGCTACTTGGCCAGCTGGCCCCTAATAGTATCTCGCCGGAACGTCTTCAGTATATGTCTCGTACCTTGGCACCATCTAATACCTATATTTATAACGCAGACTATATAGCGAATCTGATGCTAGAAGAAGAAGATCCTGCTATCGCAAAGCAGATGTTGGATAATGAGAAGTATCAGGCGACCGAAGAACTATTGACGAGAGCTATAGGATTTAGGAGATTAGTTAAAATACTAGAACCAGCTGAGGCTATGTCTCAAATCGAAAAACAAACTCTTCAACAGATGAACACTGAGATGAAACTTCTTGATGATGAATATAATGCTGTTGTTCGATCTGTTACAACCTTTGGGCTCGACAATCCCCAAGGTTTAAAACCCTACCAACAGTTAGTTAAGAAAGTTGCGCAAAACTATGCCGATAGGCCAGACATCCAGGAGAAGATGACTGATACCTATAGAGCAAAAATTGCGGCGGACGTAGCTTGGAATAAGGTTGTCGGTAAACGTGAGATGTATTTCCCATCTAAGGAAACTTGGATACAACTCTCGATGCGTCAACCCGAGGAGAGAGCTAATATCTTTTATGGTATTTGGCGAACTAAAAAAGCTGGAGCAGAACGAGATAAAATGTTCGCGATTGCTGCAATGATGGATACAGTTGCTGGTAAAGGAACGATCCTGTCTGATCGGTTTTGGGTTCAATTCGAAAAGCGTAAAGCTAAGTTCGGTGAGGATGATCCCCTGGTATTGGATGGTGAATAGATTGTTCATAATTTGAACATAGTTACTTAGGTTTAAGATACTTGTACGTTGCATCTCCAGTTAGTGTGTTCAAAGTTACCTTTAGCACGCCCATCTTGGACAAGGTATCCTCGACGATTATTAACGTTTCAGGGTCAACGTCTCGATAGAACAGTGTTAACAACTGACTGCGTTTAACTTCTTCTCGACTAGCAATAAACCTCAATAGTTTCTCCGTTATCTGGCCGTACTTGCTAGATCCTAGACCACCAAAGGCTAGAACCATTTTCGTTTCCACGCTTTCCAATATTTTCCGAGCTCTGGTAAAGTCTCCTCCAGAGACGACCATCTCATTTCCTCGACTAGCAGATAAGACCATGCACAGCTTTTTAATATGCGTTGGCCTCCGTTCGCAGTATCCTGCAAAACGAGGGTCCGTGACTGGATACTTTCCTTTACTAGCATTGATATCCTGCTCTTCGTACCAACTTTCGTACATTTCTTGAGCGTCTTCACTAAAGTCCATCCTACCTTTTAACAATACCAGTTGTTCTAAATCCTTAGCTAATCTTTTCTGTAATGCGAAATCGCGGGCAGATAGAACCGGATTTGAAATCGTTTTTCGTTTACGTTCCTCCACAACGAAAATAATTCTAGAGGTAAATCCCCCTCCGATGGCTTCCTCGGGAAGTATAGATTGGAGCCAGTCGGGAGCTGTAGCTCCTAGAAGATTGACGCAGACTCCGTTGATAGAATCCTTACCAGTTCCCTTAGTTTCATAGTCCCACTTTTCTCGGCTATCGTACCAGTCAGTCAAGTTACTCAAGAACTTCAGATCATTTTGTCCTAGAAAAACAGATAACTCCTCGGATAATACGGTAACTGAGCAGTGAAGCTTAGTAATGCTGGGATTCGACGGGTCGATCATCGTACTCGAGGCATTCTTCATAACACGGATTAGAGCTTCTCTCGTGATGCTCTCACTTGTTAGAGTTACCTCTTTGATAGTCTTGAGTAGACCCTTCCCGATGTTCATTGCCGTACCTTTACGACAACGTCCAGATGGTCCAATCAAAACCACGTACATATTAGGATAGATTAACTCATGTCCCCACTCCATCCAAACTTTACGTTGTAAAACTCCCGAGATAACACTGATCCCCGTCCATAGATGATAACTAGCGGGAGGTTCGGTATTATCGGTGTATTCAAGATAACTTGAAAGCCAATCTCCCGCCTCGCGTATTGCCATCTATAACTCCACTCACCAAATCTTCTTGCGCCTGTGCAGTTGTTGTTAATGGAATCTCGAGCATATGTTTAAGATCGAAGCCTACTTTAACATCCGTTGGGACAGTAAATTTTCGACCGCTAGCTTCCATCTCAATGTTCATTATTCTCGCAATTTCAATGATCGCAGCTCCAAGACATGGCGAGCTAAGGGGGATTTGAATCGTAATACTATCGTGGACCTGTTGAAGAATTTCGACTTCTTTGAGGATTGGGTCTCGAGAGTTATAGAGTGTAACGATTGCGCGGTTAACAAGCTCACCAACACTCGACTGAGGAATGAAACTATATGCCGACTTCCAAAGGTCCGAATCCCAATGTCCAAGAAATCTGTAAGGACGCTCAAATAGGTTTGTAAGAACACGGCCATTGTTGCTAAGCGTCTGCTTAATGTAGTCGTACCATCTTCTGAGTCCGGGGTAGGTTTTGTGATAAAAGTCGCAGATGACTTTGGCCTCTTTTTCCGTAATCTCGTTGACGAAGGAGAACATCTTGTAGGTTTCATCGTAGTTAAGTCCATGGTTAGATTTTTTGCCGCATTGCCGGAGAGACATTGTTCTCGGCAACCATATTCCACTAGTTGTGTACTCTCTAAAGAACTGGAGGTTCTTTCTCGCTTGGTCAATAATTATAGGATCACTTTCCTGTTTTAGTAGCTTAGCTTCCTCAGCGATTATCTCAGGCGGAACTCCGAACATCTTGTTCGCGGTGTGAATATGAACATCTACGCCACGTTCTACAGCGGAGATCATGTTTTCCTCTCCGCTCGCATAGGCAACAACGATCCACTCAGCCTGCCTCTTGTCGAATTGTACCAGTAGACAATTATCATCTGCAACGAGAAACTCTAAGAATCCCGGATGCAAATTTTGCATGTTCATCCCAGTACCAAGGATTGTCTTTGAGCTAGATACTCTAGCAAATCTCGTACCTCTTGGATTATAAGAGCATCGCATTCGAGAATCGTCATCGAATTTAATCTCGAGATAGGTTCCCTTAAGCTTACATAACTTTCGATACTCTTGGATGAGTTTCGCCTCTCGTAGACCAGCTCTAGCTGAGGTCCCTCGGGCGAGTCGTTGGAGAGCCTTATCGTCAACTGTAATGACGGACTCTTTTTTGGCGTTGAGTTTAGTATACGGGTGAATACCTTTCTCCACATAGAAGTATTCTTTAAGCTGCTTTGAGGACTGAGGGTTGATATCTCGTCCGCAGAGTTTGTTAATGTCACTTTGTAACTCCTGTATCCGACTTTCGATGCGTATCCGAGTATCTCTGAGTCTGTCATGGTCAACTTTAATACCTCTAGCCATCATATAGATAAGAGGCGCTAATAGCTCGATGGTGTGATTGTACGTGGGTTTGAAAGTAGGTTGGTTCAAACTAGCTGGCTTGTTTAACTCAGACATAAACTTGTCAGCACACTCGTAGGTTATATAACAGTCTTTGGCGTTATATCGAAGTGTACGATCTGAAATACGAATGGTCATTAAAAGAGTCCAAGGTCTCTACCAGTTAATTTACCTTCTCTCACGGAGATTTTACTTGTTAGATAGTGTTTTAGTATCCTGTTTTTTGCTAGAATCTTCCCCATTTTCGCTAATAGTGGTTGGTGTATATCCGGATACATTATCCACTTCCCTACTCGACTCCCCAACTGCTCCTGTGGGGTTCCTGCTAAGAGGGTGTTCAACATTAGATTGATTGAAAATAGTAGGTTTAGGAGATATAGGTAAAATCCCCACAGGAACTTTTTCCACGTCAACTGGCTGTTGTATCTTCTCGCTGCTTTTATTCGTAAGTCTA